CATGAGGAGCTGATGGCTTCTGATGAGGACATGACCGAGGCCGAGCACGACATGCACGAGGAAGAGGGTGTTGACGAGGCATTCGTCTTCGAAAAGGATCACCACGACGACGAGCAGATGGAAGACGCTCACATGGTCGGCGGCACCGGTGACCTAGGCAAGGATCTTACCAATGAGATCGAGCACATGGACGACGAGATTGATTTCGAAGAGACCATGTCCGAGGCCGACGGTGATGAAGAGGAGCTAGACGTTTCCGATAAGGCCGACATGGATGGCGGTTCTGACGCCGCTGGTGCCGAATCCCTTGAGGACGAGATGGAAGCCGTGGATGACAAGTTCGGCGAGCTCCAGGCAGCGCTTGACGCCCTGAAGGCGGCATTTGACGAGATCAACAGCGGCGATTCCGACGAAGAGGAAGAGGTTGACGCTGAGATCGACATGGAGCCGGCGAAGGAATCCATGGATCTTGACGAGGATTTTGATGATCTAGCTGAAAGCCTTGATCTTGAGATAGTCGAAAAGGATCCAATGAAGGCCATGAAGACCGCCAAGGATGTTGGCGCGGCATCCGGTGGCATGACCGTTGGCAACGACGCCAAGAGCCCGGTTCCGAAGAGCCAGGAAAAGCGCATGGGTGCCGGTCCGGTGGAAACCGGCAAGGGTTCGGTCGAGAGCGGATTCAAGCTCGAGACGGCTCCGAAGAGCGGCGACATGGGCCTGGGTGACAATCGCCGCAAGAAGGCCGCTGACGGTTCAAGCAAGGTGGCAGCACCAAGCAACGTTGACAAGGCCAGCAACAAGACCAGCCCGCTCACCAAGGGTGGTAGCAATCTAAAGTAAGTAAAATGGAGATTGGCCGAAAATATCACTGTTTTCGGCCAATTTTACCCCTAATAAGGCGCTATCACTATCGCGCAATTAAATAGGTTTGCAAGAGCTTGGGATATCAAGGACTTCAATGATAAACAACAGACTGCTTATTGAAACACGCACTTATGACGCGGCTAGCGCCGAGGTCATACTTGAAGAAGGTGTTTCTCCTGATGCACCCAAGAAGGTCTACATGAAGGGTATCTTCATTGAGGGAGACATTGTTAATCAGAACGGGCGCCTGTATCCGCTTAGCGAGATACGCAAGGCGGTCGAGCAGATGAACAAGGCCATCAAGGATGATAACGGCGTTCTTGGTGAGTGCGACCATCCCCAGGAACTACAAATACATCTTGATCGCGTGAGCCACAAGATCACGCAGATGTGGATGGATGGCGCGAAGGGTTACGGAAAGCTACAACTGCTCCCCACCCCTTGCGGCAACATAGTCAAGACGCTGATTGATTGCGGAGTAAAGCTAGGAGTGAGCTCCCGCGGATCGGGCAACGTCGACGACAACGGACGTGTTTCCGACTTTGACATGCTCACGGTTGATATAGTGGCCAAACCATCGGCCCCGAACGCTTATCCAACACCGGTTTACGAGGCACTCATGAATCGTAAGCACGGATGGAAGGTGCATGATATCGCCGAGAGCATACAACACGACGCTACTGCACAGAAGCATCTTAAAAAGATCCTGCTGGGCTGGGTCGACGAACTGAAACTTAGATAAGGAGTATCGTCCAATGGAAAAGGAACTTAAGGATCTCCTGGAGAACGAGGTACTTGGCGAAAGCGTCAAGACCGCCCTCCAGGAGGCCTTTGACAACAAGGTAAAGGTCATGGAGCAAAAGCTCCAGGAAGACTACGCAGCCCGCTACGCGAGCGACAAGGCCACCCTTGTTGAAGCCATGGACACGATGCTGGGCGACGCTATTCGCGCTGAGCTGACCGAGTTTGCCGAGGATCGTGCGGCACTCATCAAGCAGCGCGCAAAGCTGAGCAAGGCAACCACGGAAGCCAAGCATGTATATGCCGAGAAGATGGTGGAGCACGCAAAGATGCTCAACAGCTTCGTGGCCAAGCAGCTTAGGCAGGAGATTGCCGAGTTTGTCGAGGATCGCAAGACCCTCGAGGCACAGCGCAGTGAGATGGCCAAGGAGCTAAAGTCAATCAAGGAAAGCAGCGCACGCGAGATCGAATCTCGCGTTGGCAAGCTGGAGAGTTTCGTGCTCAAGCAGCTCAGCGAGGAGATCGCCGAGTTCCAGTCCGACAAGAAGGCACTGGTTGAGCAGAGAGTTAAGCTGGCACAGCAAGGCAAGAAGAAGATCGCCGAAGCACAAAGCAAGTTCATCAACAGGGCTACCACGGCCGTCGACAAGACGCTGAACGAGGTAATCCGCAACGAGCTGGTGCAGTGGCGTGATGACATCAAGGTTGCGCGAGAGAACAACTTTGGTCGCCGCATCTTCGAAGCCGTGGCAGCTGAATACATGGCTAGCTACCTTTCGGAGGGTAGTGAGGTCAAGAAGCTGAGCCGTCAGCTTCAGGAACAGAAGGCTGCGCTGGCCGAGGCCAAGGCGAAGCTCGATGAGCGCAACACGCTGATCGAGTCAACCGAAGCAAAGGTGCGGGCTGCCAATGAGCGGCTCCAGAGGATCCAAACGCTCAATGAGCTGTTGGCACCGCTGGCCCGCGACAAGAAGACCGTGATGGAGGATCTGTTGAAGGACATAAAGACGCAAAACCTGCGTGAGGCCTTCAACCGCTATCTCCCAGCGGTCGTCAACGGTGCCCGCGCCCCGCAGAAGGCAACGCTTTCTGAGGCGAGCACAGCAACACCTGTTGCCCGCACGGGTGATAGGAACAACACACTAGCCAAAGCAGTGATAGAGGAGACCAAGACACCCGATGACCTTGGCGTGATTCTACAACTCGCAGGTATCAAGAATTAAGGAGCTATTTTAAAATGAGCAAGAATCTCTTTGAGACACATTGGTCGGCAACAAAGACCGCCCTCTGCGAAGGTCTCACCGGCAATCGCAAGAAGGTCATGGAAGTTATCCTGGAGAACACCCGCAAGGACCTCCAGAGCAAGAGCGGGATCCTGTTTGAGAACGCAACACCCGGCTCAACCAGCGCCGGCAACGTTGCTACCCTAAACAAGGTCATCCTGCCAGTCATTCGTCGCGTGATGCCAACGGTCATCGCCAACGAGATCATCGGTGTGCAGCCGATGACAGGCCCTGTTGGCCAGATCCACACGCTTCGCGTTCGCTACGCTGACAGCTTCGGTGCTCCGGCCCCGGGTGTTGTTGCAGGTGCTGAAGCACTGAGCCCGTTCGACATCGCGCGCTTCTACAGCGGCAATGGCGACACGGTGAACCCAAAGGCAGCTCCGACAAGCGTGCTGGAAGGTACCGCTGGTAAGAGGCTGAACATCCAGATCCTCAAGGAGACGGTGGAAGCCAAGACCCGCAAGCTGAGCGCTCGCTGGACTTTCGAAGCCGCGCAGGATGCACAGGCCCAGCAGGGCATTGACATCGAGGCCGAGATCATGGCCGCGCTGGCACAGGAAATCACCGCAGAAATCGACCAGGAGATCCTGGTGAGCCTGCGCACGCTGGCAGGCACCACCCTGACATATGACCAGGGTGCGGTTTCCGGTACTGCTACATACGTGGGTGACGAGCACGCCGCTCTTGCGGTCCTCATCAACCGCGGTGCAAACCTGATCGCTGCGCGCACACGCCGCGGCGCGGGTAACTGGGTCGTCGTTTCCCCGACCGCCCTGACCATCCTGCAGAGCGCGACCACTTCCGCGTTCGCTCGCACCACAGAGGGAACGTTCGAGGCACCGACCAACACCAAGTTCGTTGGAACCCTGAACAACAGCATGCGCGTGTATGTTGACCAGTATGCCAGCGATGGCACCAACGTGCTAGTTGGCTACAAGGGCCCGGGTGAAATCGATGCGGCGGCTTACTACTGCCCATACGTGCCGCTGACAAGCTCTGGCGTGATCATCGATCCGTCCACATTCGAGCCGGTCGTGAGCTTCATGACCAGGTACGGATACCTAGAGCTGACCAACAGCGCGAGCAGCTTGGGTAACGCTGCTGACTACCTGGCAGGAATCGGGATCAACACGGCCCACCTGAAGGTCCTGTAAAATTTTATGATTTCAATGGGTCACAAGCCCATTGAAATCATACCTTTCAAGAGAAAGCCCGGAGAAATCCGGGCTTTTTCTTTTTAGACCCATCGGCCCATATAACGTGCGTTTAGCTATCTAACCAAACCGTTGACAACACAAGGCGTTGGATTTTACCTAACGACGGACATGCCAGGCAGTCACAAGATCAGCGAGAACCCGCGCGGGCGTTATCAGCGCGGACCTGTGAATCACCAACTTCGGCATTTACGGCGGTACGCAGCGTGCTAATGAAGTGCAACAGGCGATCAACCGATGCAGCGTTGGTCACCTGCGGCGGTTGATTGTTTTGGATCCAAGTTGCTAGAATGCTTTGGCCTTGTGCGTCGACCTCCGCATATGATGTTGAAATGCGTTGCAGTAGCCCCTCAATGGTCCTCTTTGTCCGCAAAAGCTGATCTCTTGCTCCCGTAGAGCTTCTTGACTCGATATCGGCCACGGCATCTATGCGTGGTAATTGCTGCTTTATGCCGTCAACAAGATGTGAGAATGATGCTTGGTGGCTACGAGTGGTTTGCTGTGAGGACGGACCGAGATTTTGATTAACGGATCCGATGAAATTGCCGCTAGCCCTGTCTAGCTGCTGCATTTGTTGCCGTAGATTTTGATGCGCTGATCCAAGATCTGAGGTTTGGGCGCTGGCCTTGCCTGCACCCATCGCGGCTAGTCCTGCCAGTGCTGCTGCTCCGACCGTTTTTCCAAAAC